GCCTTTCCTGAGATTCTCAGGGTGAGTCCATTTCATAGTCCGTGGCATTAGTTCCTCCTTTTTGATGGTTCTCCTAAATACTCAGGATCAGGATTAAGTGTCTTGATTCCTAGTTCTTGTAGTACACTAGACCAACTTTGATTAGTATCCGTCTTAAGTTTAAAAATCTTCGTACCTTCATAAGGTAATTTAACTAGTGGTACATTTCGTTTTCGAGTTTCAATTCCTTCTTTACTAACAATCTTTAGATACTTTTTTGATGTTAGCGATAATTTTAATGTTAAGAATTGGATGGCAGTTTTTTCTCCGATTCCTTTAATTCCTTTCACACCATCTGATTTGCACCCGGCAATAGCTTTCATTATTGCCCACTCTTTAGGGTCTCTTAATCCATATTGTTCTCGAAATCTTTTTAGATTCCATAAAAACTTCTTCTTAGGATCGTAGACATTAACACTGCCGTTAATCAGTTGAAGTAAATCAGAGTCGGTAGTAATAACAACAGCTTTGTCTCCCTCAGGAAGATTGTAACAAATAGAAGCTATTAAGTCATCGGCTTCATACCCAGGCTGAATAAAGATATTCTTGAAACCAATCTGTTTTAGATATCTTCGTCGGAGACCCTTGATCTGTTCAAACAGTTCCCAAAGACGTTCCATTTCCTCTGGCGTTCGATTCTGACCCCTTGTCCTTTTATAGTCGTAAGAGACCTTTTTGCGTTTAGATTTTTTGCTATCAAAGCAAAACACGCAATGATTACTAGAGAATCGTCCCTGATATTGTAATACATTAGCTAAGAAACTATAGTATACTCCTGTTGGAGTTCCTCGATAACTTAACCCTCCGACAGCATAGAATGATCGGTAAGCCAGATTATTACTGTCTATTACAATCCATGTTTTTGACATTTAAAATTCTCACTGGTAACGAGGTTTTCGTTTTAGTTCAATTGCATCTTCTATTTCATGCCACACCTCCCCAACTAAATTGTGTAATTTTTCTAAACGTGATGACCTGGCTTCAATTTTTGTAATCAGTTCTTCTCTGGTTCCCTCAAATCCAAATTCAGGGGCCACAACTCGACCTCTCACTTTCTTAATTTTATCCCATTCAATGAGGTAATCAACACAATCACCTGTATTATCTACACCATAGGAGTTATAGATGGATATATCTACCTTTCGTTTCTTCCCGGTTATATGATTTTTTTGGACTTTGGCTTCGGTCAAAGTTCCAACTTGTATATTCTTTCCTTTGTATGTTTTATTTAGTGTCTTTTTAACACTAAGCCATAACTCTCCCCTGTTATAGAATTTAAGAGCATGACCACCAGATCGAGTCTTTTTAGGACCAAACATCATGGCATTCATATTATCGTGAGTTTGGGAAATGATAACCAAGATAGAATTAGTTTTTGCTAGATTGGAACAGGCTCGATTTAAATTCTGTGCATTGATTTTGGCTTTAAAGCCATAAGAGCCACTAGCTTCTCTCCCTTTTTCATGTGCCTTTTTATTCTCTTTGAATTTTTTTTCTTCTGCCTCGGCAATTAAGGCATCCATCGAGTCCAAGAAATAAACTACTGGACCATTCTCAAGTCTTGTATCCAAATCATAGTAAAATTCTTCGGGACTGTTGGATTCCACAATCACCAGACGTTTTGCTAGTGGTGGAAAATATTTCTTGAGGTCCATTACCATGCCGCGTTCGGCATTGTTGAAAACCAGTTCGTGATTAGCAAAACTAGGATTAATTGCAGCTTCGGCTAGGGTAGACAAAGCTAATACTGATTTGCCTGTGTCACTATCTCCAACAATGGAATGGAATCTCCCCTTAATAAAACAACCATCTATTCTATCAGAGCAAGCCAAATTTAATTTGGTACTTCCACTAGAAAGATAATCTGATGATTTGATCCTTTTTTCTACGGGGGTTTTTTTGAGAAGTTGCTTCTTCAAATCAGAGACCTTCATAGAAACTCCTGTTGTAGAAGAAAACCAGCAAAGGGCTATCCGACTTGAACGGATAAGATGAAGTGTCAATTTTCATCATCCAACCTGGACCCACTGCTGGCCGCCAGAGTGGATAGGCCAAAACCTATCCAACAAGAAAAATGTCCACCACAACAGAGGTCTGGAACTTGCACCTTACTGGGACTTGTTGTGGTGGACGCCTACCAAATCAATTACTATTACTTCTTCTTGGAAGCTGTCCGACCTCGTTTCTTCTTTGGGGTTTCATCTTCATCTTCATCTTCCCCTTCCTCATCGTCGTCATCAGTTTCGTCATCGGAATCCTCCTCATCAGTTTCGTCATCATCATCTTCTAACTCACTGTCATCATCGTCATCCGAGTCTTCATCCTCCTCCTCTTGTTTGGACGCTTTAGTTTTGGTTTTCTTTCCTGAGGACTTCCCACCCTTCTTTTTGGGTGTTTCCTCAGAAACTTCAATTTCAGCCACTCCAATTCCTCTATGCTCATCACCATCAGCATCTTCCAAAGTCAGCGTGAAGCCATCTTTGCTAATTGCCAATACGGTGCACTCTTCCAAATCCTCATGGCTCACGGTTGTTCCAACCTTGATCTTCTTGGACTTGGCGGTAACAGACTTACGTTTCATAGAACTACCATTCCTTTCATGGTTTTCGGACTCACTTGAATCTTCCTCTTCACCGTCCGAAGAAGTTTGGAGGAAAAGTTTCTTTAATGCTTCGTGCTTTATGGGAGGCTTGAGAAAATCATCCAGGCACCATGTCCCATCAATTTTGGATTCCTTATACTGTTTTTTACGTTCTACAAAGTCAACCCGTTCAACTTTGTAATATGTGTAGCCAGCTTGATTGTTTTCCGAAACTGTCAATTTCAATGTATAGCCATCAGTAAGAGCGGCATAATACTTTTTGGGGTCGCCTTCTTCTAATGCGTTGACGGCAACTCGCAATGCTTCGGCAAACAAGAAATCAGACACATCCCAAACTAGGACACCAGCATCAGGATTCTCTGTATCGACCACATTCCACAATTGACGTTTTTTGGCTCGCAAAGCCTTACCAACCTTATCATCTCGGTCAGTTGCCCGCAAGTGTTCTCCTTCTTCACAAACACAGCAGCGTTTACCATACGTCATTTTGGGACAGAGAATAACTTGACGATCAGGACCAATATCTCGATGAATATAGTATGGACAAAAAAGACCACTTTCCCCTTTTTCTCGCAATCGGTTTTGGTCGCCCACAATATATGGTAGGACATCAATTCTTCTAGGTTTTTTGGAGTCCAATTTGAATAATTGGCATCCTTCTGGTAAATCCAGTGTGTTAGAAACAAAACCTTTATTATCATCATCTAACATTTGATGAGCGGATTGTAGATGGTCTGATTTTGACTTCATTCCAGTCTTTTTCGTTTTCATACAAAAATCCTTATTAAAATGGTAGTGCTACTCATCATCATCCCGAATCCCATGTAACTGTCTATCTTTGTTTCTTTCAATACTTGACCTCATTCTTTCGTTATTTTTAGGCATTTTTGGTTCAGAGTAATATAATTGGCTATGAAGAAATACAAGGTCACTTAATGCCTTCTTTCTATGCTCCAAAGTTTTCATAGCAGCTTCCAGGATATCAACCTTGTGTTTTGCTCTCAGGAGATTATCATGCTCTTTACTATATAATAGTTCAACTGTAACAGCTTCTTTAATAGCTCCTTCTGTCAGCTTAGTTACAGAATAGTTCTTAGGTTTACTCCTTACCCTACGGGATGTTTCAGCCTCAAAAATGGCTGTAGTGGCTTTTGCCTGGTCATAGGCCAATCGTGCCTTCGCTAGTAATCTGCCATAGTGGGCTACCATTTCAACATGGTCCACCCATTCAGTATCAAGTTTATATCTATCTATTGTGGTAAAACTAAAAGCCTTGGCATTCTTAGGACGGCTTGTGGTTTTGGTTTGTTTCATGGCTCCCAATCTATCATAAAAATTCATAGGTTTCAATAGCAATTATCGGCGTTTTTTTGGCTTGGAGCAGCATTGATAGGCACTCCAAACCAATCCCGCTTTACCTGAATCGAAGTAATTCTGTCCAAAGGCGTCAATAATACCAATACATTTCTCAACTAAGCCTCCATTTATAGCAATTCCGGCAACATAAGCTAAAACTAACCGTCTAATGGACTCAGGTTCTTCCTTAATATTCTTTATCAGTTTTGATATATCTTTCCATTGAGGATTATGAGAAATCAAAGCCCTGGCCAATTCAACTGCCTGTTTTTCATTATC